GTCACGCAGACAACCCATTTAAAGAGACATTTTGACACAGTACCTTACAAAAGTTATATAAAAGTTTTACCTACTTTGACAGAATGGGCTTTTTTCTGACACACTTTGACGCTACTTTGACACTGTTTTTTTGATCTATCTCTATATTCTGTTTATATTTACAGACTTTTTTTCTTGAGGCGTCAAAGTGTCAAAGCGAATTTCGCCTATACGAAAGGACACATGTTTTTTTGATAGAACTCTCTCGCGCATATGGGTTATATCTGCTTTGACACTTTGACACTTAGTTTTAATTTTATTATAAATATATATATTATATAGAAATAGTATGTTGTAGAGGGCGTCAAAGTAGCGTCAAAGAGCGTCAAGATTTTGGCACTTCTGTCAAAGTAGGCTATACCAATATTATGTGTAGATAATACTTTCTATTCCGATATTATATATAGATAAAATTAATGTCATATCATAAAATACAACTTTTACTATAGATTTTAAAATAAAACGTGAAATAATGTTATCTTGATAACTGTTACTATATTGACTTTTTAGTAAAACACGTATTATGGTATAGAATGTATTACCAATATTTAGGCAATACTAAAGAAAAGGGGGTTTTATGGACCAGGATATTTTGTTTAAGGATTTGAGAAAAGTTATTTTGACAGGGAAATCATCTTTTATGGTGATAATTCCAAAAAACGCAGCCAAATTGATCGCATTAGAAAAAGGTGATTATTTTCACTTAGAATTGTTAAAGGACGGAAATATTATGTTAAGGCATAATATATCACCATTTGAACGGAAAAGGCGCCTTGAAATTGGAGATAGGACAAAGGATTTATATTAAAGGAGATTTTTATGATTTATTCTGTTATAAATGAAAAACAATATTACGGTGATTTGATTAAAATCAAAAAAGATGGATCATGCATAATTCCAGCCTATTTGATTTGTAAAGCAGGATTGCATGATTTGGATTATTTATTCATTGAACAAAGAAAAGGGAAAATCATCGCAACTAATCCGGAAAAGCATGAAAATATAAAAATATTCCTTGACGCTAAGCGTAGAAGTGATAAAATGAAATCTAAAGCGCAGCCGTTGAGCTGACACACAAATTAGAGAAAGGCCCCATTTAGGGGCCTGTTTTATTTAGAAATTGCATTTTTGTACAGACGCTTTTCGCTTAGCTACCAGCTCGGCGTCATGGCGTCGCATAATCCACCCCCTTAATCATCCAAGATTATAACCTCAATATTTCCGGATTCTGACATTTTTGATAAAGCAGCATCAGACGGCCATTTTGTAGCAGTTGAAACATTCACACCTTCTTTTTTTAAAAATAATTCGATCATGTGAAGATAATGCGATTTTCCTGATCCCGCATTTCCTTCGGCGCGAATTATTACTGGCATTTTCTTAATCATTTTTCCATCTCCATAATTTTTTGAACGATGTAAATATATTTTCTATATTCCACGCCATGAAGTTTATCGCCATAGATCAAATCCACACGTTCGGCAAATTCTTGAAGTGTTCCGCGAAAACATCCACATACAACTTGATTTTTATCATCAAGCCAGTATGTTGTCGTTTGGGAATCACGGCTTCCCATAATTTGGCCGGTGTATCGTTGCGGATTATGAAAAAATTCACGGCAATCACTGCAACCACGACAATCACTGCAATCACGGCAATCACTGCAATAACTGCAACCACGGCAATCACTGCAATCACTGCAACCACGGCAATAACTGCAATCACTGCAACCACGGCAATAACTGCAATCACTGCAACCACTGCAATCACTGCAACCACTGCAACAACTGCAATCACTGCAACCACGACAATCACGGCAATCACTGCAACCACGGCAATCACTGCAATAACTGCAACCACGGCAATCACTGCAATCACTGCAACCACGGCAATAACTGCAATCACTGCAACCACGGCAATAACTGCAACCACGGCAATCACTGCAATAACTGCAATCACTGCAACCACGGCAATAACTGCAACCACGGCAATCACTGCAATTTATACAGTCTTTGCAATTAATCATTTTTAACGATATTTCTTCCGCCTCTTTTTCTCCGTAAATATTATAATCCCATTTGTTGCCGTTTTCGTCGACGTAATAACCATCAATCTTTTTCATTCGTCTTTTTCTCCTTTTTCGGCGGCCTTCCGCCTTTTTTCCCGTTTTCGCGAGCCGCTTGTGATTTTACGGGTGACTTTACGCGCCCGCCTTTTTGGCCTAATTCTTGAGCCGCTTTGTTTTTTGACATTAAATCCCCTTATACTACCCACGAATATGAAAAGCCGTTTTCGATTGCTTCGATTACTGTCATAACGCAAAAATCATTGTCAGGGCCGTCGACCATGCAAAAAGTATCGTTTTTGTGAAATTTGACGAAAGACTGATTTTTTCTCTTTACAAAGTCCATGGCTTCTTGTTCAGTCTTAAAAAATTTCATATTGCCCCCTTGGCTAATGCCTTATATAATAAATATAACCCAAGCGCATGGGTTTGTCAATGGTTTTTTTGAAATATTTTTGCTTTTATAGAAGAAAACGGCATTTATTTTTATAATATCGCATAAAAAAAGGCATATTCAGGCCAGTTATCGGAAAAGCCACAAAATGCCGTCTATGAAATGGTTTTTAATCGCGTTCTATACCCTCGGGCCGAGTCTGTATCACGCTTTTTCTTGTTTTGCGTGTAATTTTGCCATAGTGCCGCTTGAGGAGTGTTTATTGAGCTTTTCAAAGGTTGTCATTTTGACGAATTGCGACGGTGTCAATCCTCGACATTTGGCATTGAGTTCAATTTTTTCATATTCTTCTATAGTAACGGTAAAAGATATGGATTTAGCGGGCATATAATCACGGCTCCTAGTTTTTCAGTTTTCGATCTATATTCTCGATCATCTGTACGCCAACGGCGACAAGTTGCACTATTTCGGCTCGGAATAATTGAGGATTTGTTTCGGAAAAAATCTCACAAAACTCCTCATATAGGATTTCCAACCATGAGATTTCAGAAATCGGTTTTATATCGTTTGAATATTTTTGAGATTGAGCTAATTTTTTATATCGGTAAACGATTCTATCAATATTTTTTTGATCACCGAAAATCATAGGCAGGTTTTGTTCGCCCCATTTTTCGTGCTGGTTTTTACGCTCTTCTAGAATCTCGTAAAGGATGGATTCTATTTTTTCGACGTTTAAAACGTTATGCGTAAAATATTCATCGGGAGTTTTTGACATTATCCGATCCTCACTGTATAGCCTTCTACGTTTGACTGCCATTCCTCTTGAGTCAATTCCCGATTCATCGCCGACGTTCCCGCGTAGCGCGCCGGGTAGTAATTACCGGGCCATGGATCATTGTAAATGATATTTCCGGTTTGATCGTCGAATCCGACAACGGTAAAGAAATGGCCCGGATCTTTAAAGCATGCCATAAAAGAGTAATTTTCTTTTATCCATTTTGAAATATATTCGTAGGATTTATCCCATGCGAAAATTGCAGAGACGCCGAAAACGTCTTTTATCATTGCCGGGTAAAATTGCGGAATACGATTCCCGGCCCAGGTTGCCGGATCTGTATCGGATCGAATCGATCTCATAAGCGGATAATTTCGCGGATCATTGAACCAATCGGCTGCGATTTGTTCGGGCTGTGGTTCGTAAATTCCTGGACATTCAAAGGTTCCAAGTTTTCCGATCGCGTGAACTCCCATTGTAGCAGCGGTCGGGCCGCATGTCTCGAGATACCCGCCCATGGCTTGCATAGCTCTTGCGATGATGGAATCTGAAATATTGACAGATTTTAGAAACGCGGTAATTTTTACGCGGTCTTCGATATCGTCTTTTCGGATCTGTTCTTCGGATGGATTATTGACTTGAGAATAAACGGCGTCCTCAAGTGCGCCGTATTTTGTAAAGTGTTTCATTTGGGTAACTCCTACCAGTATTTTATTTGACTGTTTATACGTCTTTGGATTAGTGACCATATTTTCTGATCAGTACATCCTTTATCTTTCCATTTTTTTATTAAAGCATCTCGCCTTTCTTTTATTAATTTATAAGTTTTTCCATAATCAAATCCAAATGTTGGCATAATTAATTCTCCCTTATATTTGTAAAATCAACTCTTAATTCCATCGCTTCTGAAAATCCATCATCATGGGCTTTTTGCAAATCTTTTGCCCCGACAAAATACCCAGATAAGAATCCGATGAATGCACCCCATGCGCCCATGGTAAAGACTAGAAATAAAATCATAGCAGAATCCATAAGGAAATCGATATAAGTTTTAAGGCGTTTACGATGGTTCATTTCCTTTTATCCTTCCTTATTCAAGACATTTCATTTTTGCATATCTTCAAAAGCGCGCATCGCATCGAACGCAAGAAGCGCAACCCCAGCCCGCCAATCTAACCAGAACGCAAAAAATACGGCGATTGTCCAAAGTGTATAGTCTGCAATTTTTGCTGCTCTTTTACTAATTTTTATTTTTTTCATACAATCCCTACTTGATTGTCATCATCATAAACCCCGTATGGATTACAATTTGTAAGAAAACTATAAATTTGAGTATGTGTTTTATATTTGTATCGATTTCTTATAAATTCGTGAGCATTATTTATTGGCCCGTTTGTTTTTAAATATGAAATAAAATCTGAAACGTTTTTTTCTGTTTTCGGATCTTTTTGTTTACTCATTTTAGGCTCCTGTTAATATCTATTTAGTATCTATTATTTTTTCTGCCTTGATTGAACTTCCCATGAATTCAGATTCAGTGACATTTTTTTTCAAGGTAAAATATAACTGCCACCACCACGGCAATGCTTTTCCGATTCTTGTCAACGTGCCAGATTTATTCAGGACAAAATATCCGGTTCCATCGATAATCTGATATTGTCCGATTTGTGCGCCGCGGTCTTTCATTGTTTTCCTCGTATATGATTTTTTATTTCTATAGTTACCCATTTAACAATTTTATTTTGAATAGATATTTTTAATGGCCTACCATTTTCATATTTTGAGATATCAATACAACTAATTCCAGATCGCAATGATGCTTCTTTTAAAGTAATGTGAGATGATTTTAAAAACTCTCTAAGATTTTCACTGTTTTCTAAATCTGGAATTAGATTTTTATCGATTTTTCCTTTACCTTCGCAAAAATCACATTTTAGATAACCATGAGAATGATCTTTATAATTTTCTCCACGATTAATAAACATTGCAAATAGTTTTTTTGTTCCATCACATCGCGGACATTTTGATTTCATTCGATTACCTCTGCAATTATATATTTTTTACCGTCAAATTCGATTATAGTTTTTGATGTTGAATTTTTTTTAAACCATGACTGGAAACCATAAATAAAAATACATACCCCGCACAATACGCCCAATAAAAACGCGGCTATCATAAACGCCCCCTAAAATAGATCAGCTTGAGCAGGATTACTTGCAAAATTATCAGCTTTCATTTGCGCAATCCATGCGCTTTTTATGTCTTCCAGTGCTTCGATGAGGATTTTTCTTTTTTCCGATTCTTTGCATTTTGTTTTTAAAAAATCAAGTGCGTTGTCAAATTCTAATCCTTCAGGCGCGGCGTCAAAATGTAAAACCGTACTCAAAACCGTAAAATGGAATACATGATTCTCGTAATTAATGGCCGATGCGGTTTCGATCCAGTTTTCCATAATTTCATGTAGTAGGTTTTTAGAATTCGGTTTGTTCATCTTTTTCCTTCTTGTCCAAAAGTTGGACATGATGAGCTAGGATTTTAACACGTTCTTTTTTTTCTCCGTGAGATTCAAAGCGATCTTGACGAAGAGAATAAGAGACAGCGACGCGTTTACCTTTTGTTAAATATGGCCCGATCCTGCATCCCCAATCTTCAACGTCAATAAAATTCGTCCACGTTGAATTAGGCTCCGATGATTTAAAATTATTTGAGGCAATAGAAAAACTAACGATTATTTTACCGTCAATTTCTTTTATTTGAGCATCTCGAACAATGCGGCCAACGATTACCCCTGAATTAATGTCAACAATCATTTTATTCCCCGCTTAGTTTGCCGTCTATATAGGCGTTTTGTTCGATTATATCAATTGCATGGACGATTGACAACGTCGCAGGAATTACGATTAAAAGAAAAACAGTACAGGCGATGGCTGCTTTTGTGTTTGCTTTCATATCACGCCCATCCTAGATAAATCTTTTTTCATTGACTTGATAACTGCAAGTATTTTTTCGCTTTGTTGTTTATCGGCGACAATGATATTTCGCAAGGTTTCGATTTCATTTTTTAATTGTTTGTTTTCTGATTTCAGCCGTGAGTTTTCGTTTAGCATTGCGTTGATATCGTATTCTATTTTTTCCATATCATTTCCCCTTTATCTTTTTGATTTCTGACTCTTTAATCAGATAGTTCCCTTTCCAGTCCTTGCGGGCTTCAATTCGCCCGCTTTTAATCATCCGATAAACCGTGATCACGCAACAAGGGACAAGTTCCGCAAATTCCGCCGGTGATAAATCAGGTTTCAAAATAAATCACCTTCCTTTTTTTCGCGTCCGATGATAGGCGCTTTTTTTTCTTCGGGATCTGGAATATCTTCAACGGTTTCCGCCGGCTTCATTTTTTCGGCCTGATTATTCAGACGGTCGGAAGTCCTGGAAGAAATATCTTCGATAGGCGGTTCGTCATAGTAATTCGATGCAACCATGGCCAGTCCTTTTGCTTCCATAACGGCTTTTTTCAGTAAATACTTGGCCGCCGTTTTTTTCCACATTTCAAATTCTGATTTCGCCCATGCTGGCATTAAATTTCCTGTTGACGATTTCATCATCGAATATTTTTCGTTTATGTCTTTGACTTTTGCCTGTGTTACAAATGGGATTTCGCGCCGACCATTGATATAATCTAATTCGGCATACCATCCGACTAACGCGCCCCGATCCTTGAACGGCTCAAAATTGTGAAGCGTGATTTTGTTTGCCATGTCGATCCGGAAATCGTCTTTATCATAAACGGGAATTATTTCCGGCTCATGTTGAAGAACTGCGCCATCTCCGTGCGTAGCACAAAAAGCCAGGCCCTCAGCGGACGGGACCATGACGGCTTTTCCTTCTTTTTTCGCAATATGAAAATGAGGATAAATCCCGCCGGGTTGAAGTCCCATAATCGCGGCATCTGATAACGCCTTGTAAACGGAGAAAAGTCCTATCTTTGTTGATATCACGTCTCGGATAACGTCGTTATTAGAAATCCAGACAATTGCCCTTTGCGTCCAGGTTGATCCGGCATCGCGGACGCTTTTTGCCGCAACGTGCATTATATCGGATTCCATTTTCGACATCATTTCCTCAAGGCCTTTTCGGCCAACATTTACCAGTGAGAAAAATTCGGCTTCGGTCTGATTTTCTTTTTTCTGTATTTGTGTTTTATCTGACATTTTAGATTCTCCTATAAACATTCAGACCGACAACGACATCGCCGGAATCTGTATTGATCGTGCGGTTTCCATGCGTGGAAGAAATGACGTTTGTTTTCCCTGATTTTGAAGGCGATCCTTTTTCGTCAAGGTCGATTTCAATTGTCATTTTGTTGCCGATAACGGTGATTTTTGGCTCTTGCATTTTTTCTCCTAAAAATGACGCCGGGCTTCTCACCCGGATTGTATGTCTTTGGATTGGATTGTATCCCAATACGGCCCCATCATGAAACATGGTAACCGATCATAATTATTGCAGGTTTTCACTGCGGGCCATGTCGCGATCATGTCTAGCGTCTTTTTTTCCGCTCCGTCATGGTTTAGTTAACATCTTTCCTATGCCGTGGCCTTTCTTGATTTTGTCCAATTGCGTTTGATAATTAAATTATCCAAAAAGCAACGACAGGGCTTCGTTATCCACGTCTTCACCGAAACCAGCTATCTTTCGGTAAGGATTTATCGCGTTAGGAGAATTGAACCCTATTTGATTATTAGGTTTTTGCCATATAATCAAAGTAGACCACCACACGCGATAGGCGGGCTTTTCCGCCTTGGCAAATAAAAACAAAGTTGCTTCCCAGGCCAGACCATAAATCAACGATTTATATAATCCGAATCTAAGAATCGCAAAAAATACTGCCATCATGAATATGACGTGCCAGACATTTTGACGAAGGATCGCCCGGCACGTGATATTCAAATTTCACAATCCCCAAAAAATCGACAATATCGAATCCGTCCTCGAGAGTTTTTAATTTTGGCATCGGTTCCAATTTCTGGCCCGGGTGACGATTAAATGCATCTTGTAAAAGTTGATTTTTAATCTTATCGATTTGATCTGTCATCCTCTTGGCTCCTCTCTATACTCTAATATACTACAGTATACACGCAAAAAACCGGCTGTCAATAGTTATTTTTCACATTTTAGCCGAATTTCTCGCCATTCTGACTTTTTTATCAGTCCATCGTCTTCTAGCTTTTTTACGATATCGGGAACCTCTTTTAAAGCGTTTTTGTATGAAATAGTATACTTTTCTTTTTTGTAGGATTTTGCCAAATCATCGCCCGAAGCCGACCGCAATACCTCATTTTCTCCGATCAGGATTCCAACGGCGTTTTTAATATCGTCCTGCTCTTCTTTTAACTCTTTCATCCTTTCCGAAATTCGCCCGTATTTTTTGATCATTTCCTTAACCCTGATTTTATCATCCCCGCCGATTACGGCAGAAGTGTCATTTTGATCAGGCCAAAGTATCTGAATATCGTTCCACGTTTCCGGGCTTGGCGGCGTCTTATTTTCGACTAGACGCCAAAACCGTTCCGCAAGGGCTAAACAATTCTGTTGAGTTTTTAAATCCTCAATGATCGGGCCATAGATGCGAAAATCGCCTTGGTCGATCTTGACGGCGACAAATGCTTTTTTAATGTGATAACAGAAAAGTTGCCATTGAACTTGTAGATAAACGGCGTCCGGTATTCCTTGATAGCTTAAATCGTCGGGATCGTATCCGGTAAAAATCTGACCTTTTCGTCGTTTCCCGGCCATTGCTCCGGTTGTCTTTGCTTCAATGATAACCGTTTCAATTCCTTGTTCTATTATTATTTTATCGTCGAATTCTTTTGTGATTTCGCACGGATAATTTTCCGTCACAAGGTCGGCATGTGCAAAGCAAAAAGGCATATTTTTCCGATGTTCTTCTGTAAAACAATAAAAACCAAAGCGCGATTTTTGACGCATGTAATACGGTAAAAATTCATCGGCCATGACTTCGGAAATCCTCTGAGAAATAAATTCATGAAGAATGAGTCCCTCTTCTTTTTTTCCCCAGTACGTATTCGCGTTGCCTTCCCATGGTTCATCTAGTCCCATTTTTTGACGCCATAAAGTCAGAGGAGTTGAATTATATTTTTTTGTAAGTCCTGCAAGAATTGGGATATCGCTTGCACCTACGCCAAAACGCCTAGAGGCGTGAAAATCTTTTATTTTATCGTATCGCTTCATTCTGCCACCTAATCACTTGAATCAATCGACCACGAAATACCGCACGTATGGCAGATAGTCTTATGATAGCATCGCCCCAAAGTCCTGCTTTCGATTTCGTGCTTGTTTCCTTTTTCAATGTCTTCCCGACATTTTTTATACAATTCCGGGCCATTATCAAAACCGCCCCAGTCGTTTACATATCCTAGATCAATTATTTGTTTTTCCATTTCCTCACACTCCTATTTCAGTTTCCCATGAAATCGCGCAATCAAGGCAAACCATTAGAACAACGTTCCCGATTTCCTTTGATTCGACTTTATGCCTGACATTGGCCGTCATGTGTTTGAAAAATTCATCCGGCTCTGTAATCCATTTTTTTGATTTTCCTAAATGTTTTACTTCGGTAATTTGGATCATCCTGTTTTCCTCCTGGTATTATTTACATAATCCCATGCCCAACGGGCATACCCTTGTTTATATCCAACGGCCTCGGCCAATGCCTGCAACGTCTGCAATCCTTTATCACCATGAACGGCGAGAGAAAAAGCACGGCCTAAAATTGCTTTTTGTTTTGTCTTTGAGTCCATAGTCTGACAGTTACGAATAAAAATCGCCTCTTGTTCGGCTTCGTTTTCATCAAGTCCCGCGTCGATCAATTCACCTTCAATAATTTCAATCGGTTTTGATTCTCTTCTAGGAGCTTCTTTAAACTCAAAACCACACGCAGGACATTTTGAAATCTTGCCTGGCCATATTCCAAAGCATTGAGGGCATGCCGTTGTTTCCGGATTTTTCATGTCTTTGACGGATCGTTTTTTACTTTCAAGGCTCCAATCCCGATCCGCTAAAACGTGACCATGAAGATGCCAGTTTCCGACATGATCCAATATAATCGCCTCTGTTTTTCCAGGACATGGTCGCAATGCACGACCGACAATTTGAAGATATAAAGCAAGCGACGCGGTACGCCGTAATAATATGACACCTTTTAAAATAGGAACGTCGACGCCTTCCCCGATCAAATCGCAAAAAGTAACAAGTTGAACATTACCATTCCCGAGTCCATTTATCGCATATTCGCGTTCATTGTCCTTCATGTTTCCCCAGACCGCTTTTGCACGATATCCGGCGGCGGCAAATTGCGTAGCCATTAAGTGAGCATGTTCTAGCGTTGCACAGGATACGATACAAGGTTCTCCGTCCATGTGCTTTTTATAATGGGAAATTGCATCGCCGACAATTGATTTTTGAGACATAAAATTCTGTTGCTCTTGCGTGTCGAAGTCTCCGCGCTTCAAGTGATAATCAACGGTTATTTCGTTCGGCGGCCTATAGAGTCTTGGATAAGCAAGCCACCCGTCAGCCACAAGATTTTTTATACTTGGTCCTAAAACCATCGACTCAAAACAATCGCCAAGCCCTACGCCGTCAAGCCGTTCGGGTGAAGCGGAAAATCCGATGTGTAGAGAATCTTTCCAATAATTATGAATTGTTTTGTAAGTCGGAGAAGTGCTATGGTGCGCTTCGTCTGTTATGATTATATCAGGACGCCGGATCGATCCGATCCTATGGATCAAAGTCTGAACGCTTGCCACCTGGACAAGATCAGATGTCGGATGTTTACCGGCGGCAATTTGTCCGGCGGTAATTCCATTATTGAAAAAACTTTTTAAAATCTGTCCGATGATTTCTTTTCGATGAGCTAAAACTAAAACACGTTTCCCAGAGTTTTTCGCTCCGTTGACCATGTATGTGAAGCATGCAGTTTTTCCAGATCCAGTCGGAGAAACGGCGAGAATAGATTTTTTCCCTTTGCGCATTTCTACGCGGATTTTTTCGATTAGTTCCTCTTGATATGGCCGGAGATTAATCATCTATAAACCCTTTCCCCTCTTTGTAAATCGCTGCATATCCGCCCGCGTCCTTGACCTGTTTTAAAAAGTTTTTTTGGTCTTTTGTCAAAGTCGGATATGCTTTTGTTTTCACTTCAACAGCGCAAAATTGAGCTATTTTTTTCCCGTCAATTTCAAGAGGACGCCATCCAATCAAATCAGACGCGCCATCAGTCAACCCAAAACTAACACGATGAGCATTTAAAATCCTAGCAACGCCTTTTATATAGTCGATTAATTTACCGACCCATCCAACGCCTCGAGAGTTGCGAAAAAGACGCCATCCCATTGGTGAGACTTTTAATTGAACCTCTTTAATAATAGGATTTTCTTGATTCGTCATTTTTTTGACCTGAATTTTTTTATCTTGATTTTAAGTCGTGGAATATCTAATCGCCAAGCGGTAAAAGCTTCAAATCTCGCGCCCTTGCTAAAAATCCACCCAGACAATAGATAAATATAATCAGAAGCCATCAGTTTTGGTAATGATTGTTTCATAAAATAGTTCCATATATCTTTATCGCTTAATCCTTTTATATTTTTAGGATATTTATTTTTTGCCGGATTTATAACGGTAAACCCGGCTATTCTTAATTCGTTTTCGTAATATGCAAATCGTTCTATATAATTTTTTGACTTTGATATTTTACCAGATAATAGTATTGTCATATTTTTATTCCTTATCAAACCCAAGTAATCCGCTTCCTTTTTCAACTTCTGCCCGGTTAAGATTCTCGACCATCTGATTAAAATATTCCGGCTTTAATTCAAGCATTACTGCTTTTCTGTTGTTCAAAATAGCTTGATATCCTACCGATCCGATGCCGCCAAATGGATCAAATACAATTTCACCGTGATTACTCCAAAGCTTTATACAGTTTTCGATTGTATCCAGTTGAAGCGGGCATACATGCTTTTCGTCGTTTTCGTGTTTAATAGTGTTTAGTGTCCGTGTCTCACGTACAGACGGCCAATATCCAGAAGCCAATTCGATCCACTTGTCACGGCTTATTTCTCCATTATCGCCGTTTTGAATCGGTATTTTATTTTCTCCAGGCTTTCGGAATTTAATAACGTAATCAGGCAAGGCGGGCCTACTCATCGCGGAATCTTTTTCAAATTGCGAAAACGTCAGTCCGATAGCCCGAGTTCTAATCGATTGAGCCTGTGGATTTTTTGGAATGATTGCTTCGTTATCATAAATAAAACCATGCTTTTCGTAGTGCCTAATTAAATCACCTCTAAAATCTTTTAATCCGATATAACCGTCAACAGCTTTTCTTGTCGGAACATTCATGCAATGAACGGCCATGACGCGGCCTGATTTCAAAACCCTGAAAAGTTCAGGTGTTAAAAACTCCATATGCTTCCAGAATGTTTCATCGTCTGGATTATTCCCAATATCACGCGGACTAGGTGAATAAGTATACAGTGAAAAAAACGGCGGAGAAAAAACAGTCAAGTCAATTGATTCATCATTCAACTTTTTAATCGTCTCGATATTGTCTCCCATAATTGCGCGGTATGATTCTCCGCTTTCTTCTTTAATTTCCATCTTGTCCATAGATTCTCCTTTTATTTTTCCTAGTTCTTCTAGTTCGTATTTCTGAATTTCCCTGATTACGCTATCATATAATTCAGCGGTATGTAATTCTTTTTTCAGCACATTATGATAAATAATCTGCTCAGAGATTGTTAGGAATATTTTAACATTAACTTTTTCTTTTTGCCCATACCGATAACAACGTCTAATGCATTGGTAATAATATTCGTAGCTGTCCGACAGTCCGATAAAAGCTATATTATGGCAGTTTTGAAGGTTAAGCCCAAAAGCCCCGACTTTAGGCTTTGTGATTAATGTTTTAATCTTTCCGGCTTTGAACTCTCTTAAAACTCTAATCTTGGTTTCTAATTTATCACTGCCTTGTAAATTAAAACTATTATCAATAAACTTTTGCGCTTGGCTGGCCTCATCATTAAGCCCGCAAAAAATTAACCATTGTTCATCAGTTGCGTTTACATGATCGGCCAGTATCTTAACTTTATCGGCGATTGTATTCCGTCGAATATTTATCCGGCCTTGAATTCCTTTGACTTCTGTTGACGGGAATAATTCACCGTAAGGAATATATTCTGTATTAAGCCAAATCGGATCAATTGATAATTCCGGCAAAATATACCCATCATCTGAAAAACCAATGTCTGAAGGTTTGCGCAGAAACATTGCCCACGATGACATAAACTTATAAAAAGCGTTTTTCGCGTGTCCTTTTAATCTGTATTCCCCTGCATCGGCGTCATTGATAAAATACTTCGACTTGATTTCCTTTTCAGACATGATATTCAAAAACTCTACTTGTGAGCATATTTCTACAATATCATTAGGCGATGGCGTGGCAGTGCATGATAATTTATATTTCACATCCTTAAACGTTTCTATAATTTTTCTTTTTGTTTTACCATCAATTGATTTTAAAATACTCGATTCATCCAACACGATGGAATCAAAATACTTGTCAGTAAATCCATCAAGCCGTTCATAGTTTGTAATATTTATTCCAGCCACGTATTGAGATTCATTTTCTATATAGGTTACTTTATATCCAAGTTTTTCGGCCTCTAAAATTGTTTGATCCGTCACAGATAACGGTGCAATGATTAAACAATTGCCACCTATTAAATGCGCCCATTCAATTTGCATAAAACTTTTCCCGGTTCCGCAATCGGAAAAAATAGCGGCTTTCCCTTTTTTGACTGCCCACTTTACAATGGCCCGTTGAAAATCAAATAATGTTTTATTAATTAAATTATTCTGAATATCAAATCCGCGCGCAAAATTAAAATCTGTCTTTTTTCTCAAAAACTCTGCATAGCTCATTTTTCAAGTCTCCTTTTAAAACTCAATTTCTTTGTCTTCCAATTTCAATTCATCATCTGATAAATAATCATCTTTAAACTGATACCAATCAAATAAAAACGCCTGAACCTGCATCCCGGCCATGCGCACCTGATGAGGCTTATCATTAATACAAAACCGATGGCGGCGTAATTGTGAATCATAGCTGAACTGGTAAGGCGTATTCCGCAATAAGTTTTTTATTTGATCCGATTTTTTCGCAATCGCTAAAACTTTTATTCCGTCTTTCATTAATTGCTTTATTCCATATTTCGATAAAGTCTCGGATGAATCTACATTGTTTAAAACATATCCGGTATGCATTAATTCCGCTATCGTTTTCACTCCGTCATTAGTGTCATTAATCCGAATATGAGCCGATAAAATATGATTAATTACTTCCTCTTCATCGTCCATGGCTCCGGTATCCGGCTTCGATAAATCAACGATATATTTACTTAGCCAATCTTTTCCCTCTTGCGATTCTTCAATCGATAAATCCGATTGAATCGCCCACGCTGCGGCAAGCATCGGGGCCAATTGGTCAACTCTTCGCTGCTCTCCAAATGTTTTTAGCATTGTTTCCCGTAAATATTTTATATCAAGTATAATGCGGTCAATAGATTTAAATATTCGGCGCGTGTATCGTTGAGGATCAATCATCAATATTTCGCGCAACGGTTCAGATTTAGATATTTTGTCTTTCATATTTTTGACAACTTTCATTTCTAATCGAGAGATACGCGAAGAAATCGCGGCGTCATCTTCGATCATATGGACAGACCCAAAACAAAAACAGGATCGGATTTTGAACTTCTGGACGCCTGATCCGTCCGTTGCCGCCAAAGTAATATTTCCCGATCCGTCAGAGCTGGCATTTCTGGCAAGTTCCAAAATCGCCAATACTTTTTCACGTGCTTTGTTATTCTTAGGATCCATTTCGTCAAGGATTACGGAACGCGCATCAAGGTTCAATGATCGCCTGATTCCAGGCTCAGAATCCTTACCGCTACCGATATGCGCAAACGATCCCAAAATAGGAGAAATCAATTTTTCAAGAATAAATGTTTTCCCCGATCCTTGCTTTCCAGTAGGCCAGATATGCGGACGCCATTTCAAAAGCCCGCCAAAGTTCGCAATCAGTGACCAACCCATCGCCAAAACGTGATGAGCCGGATTTACAAAATCCTGAACGCGGAATAATTCTTCTAGTTTTCGTCCTTCATCGATTGTAGAAATCTCGCCTTGCATTTCAGGAAATTTGACAGACGATGAAATATAAAAATATTTCGTTTTGTACTCGTTAAAAGATATTTTTTTCCCGTTGTATCTTATCAGGCAGTCACCGTCATTTATAATATATTCACCGTTGTCACGCCACACGCCGGCCCCACGCACTCGCTCCGGATCATAACGTCCAGCGCTTCGACTCATTGATGTTAAATCATCTTGAGCCGTGGCCAGTTTTATTCCGTTTGAATCCGTGACATGTCCCTGTATGCTCCAAAATGACAATTCCGCAAGCTCTCCTAGTTTTGACGTTGTAAAATGTCCCATTTCAATCGAATAAATCAGACGAATGTCGCGACGCATAAACCAATGACGCGAATCATCATATCCTAAACAAATAAATGGGACGCCCGGATTATCAGGCTCATCAATTTTGATTTCTGTATTTATTTTTTTAAATGATAAAAGTAATTCACCGATATTCATTCCAGATTCTACCGCGTCCGCAATGTCCCATCCGTCTTTTACTTTTGCAAATTCGCTGGTATCTAAAATTACGGCTTGAGGTAATCTCTTAGCAATTTCAAGAGCGGATTTCATCCCCGGTTGCTTTACCCATGGAATTAATTTCCCATTTTTATCGAATTGATTATCGGCGTCAGGCCAGATTCTTATATTTTTAAATCTTGCAATAGTTGACCAGTCTGTTTTGTGAACTGCATTTGTTCCACCCGTCCATGTTGTAAGAGTTAGACCGACGACAACAGAAGAACATTTTTCACCCTCTACAATATCGATAATTGTATCATCTGGTAATTTCGATAATTCATCAAGTTTAAAAACAGGACGGCCAGAATCAAGCGGCTGGCCTGGATGCCATTTGTTGTCCTCACCAAAAAACCATGGAACCACGTCTTTATGGATATTCCCGTTTTCGTCTGTTTTTTCATGACGGGCCGTAATATAAAGAATTTCTCCGTAGGCATCTCTCCACGGCCACGCATTGACGGCTTTCCCATATTTCTCGCCGATCCATTCCGCTTTTAAATAATCGTTTAGAGTTCTAGCTATGCTTTCATAAATCGGAATCAGCGGTTTATATTTTTCAGCCGCTTTAACTTTTTTCTTTGAAGTTATTTTTTCGTTATATGGTTTATCGTGATTCGGTTCTTCGTCTGGAGTTCGTCCTCTTAAGCGGATGATTTCTTTTGCTGCTTCTACTTTTGAAATATTTTTCCATTCAACAAACATATCGACCAAATCACCGGAATCACCGCCCGCGAAATCGTGCCAAAGGCCGTCCTCTGTTATCGAAAAACTTCCTATGTTTGAATCACCGCGTATCGGGTTAAGAGTCCAAAACTCCCCATTTCCCCAATACGCACCAGGAACGGTAAAAAGCGATTCGATTAGTGCGGCATTAATTAATGATCGGGCCTGCTCAAATATTTTCATGATGTTTAATTATTTTTTAAAACTTCCGAGATAATTTTTCCAGACTTAGGAAAAAGTTTTTCCATCATTTCATTTCGTCGATATATTTCAAAATTAGAAAAAGGTCTTTTTACCGTATCTATAATTGAATAATAAAAAATAGAGTGAAATGCGATTTCTTTTTTTTCAACTTCTCTTCTTTCTTTATCGATTTTTAAAGCATTCTCTTGCCAAATTCTGACCATTTCCGGATTGCTTGCATTGATCCCCGCGATAATGCAGTTTTCTTCTCTCTTTTTCAATTGCTGATAAATAGTCATTTTTCTAGTCTCCTTTTAAAATAAAAAGAGGTTTCAACCAGAGACCCCGCAAGCGGTAAGACAATGACTAGCGGCGGCTAATCATGCCCGATCTCTGATAAAAACCTCTTTATTGTATCGTGCCGCCGCAACGATTTAATGAATACTAAGCTCTCAAATCCTATTTGTCAACCTTTATTTAAAATCTTTTTATAACTTCTTGAGAAATTTTTATAAATTCCTTTTCGATCACTGATCCTTTTGTGTAATGTTTCATAGCTTCTGAATGCCAGTGCGTGGGCTTAACTAATGCCGATTTTTGCATCAAATTTCTGATCATTCGGATTTTATTTTTCTTTTTTCCATATCTCTCGAAAATACCTAATTTTGCAGTTTTTCCAGATTTACCAATAAACATTCCCGGCGATAATTGACCGGCATAATATCGCTTTTTAATCCTTGATGACTTATTCCCGCCCCTGGCCCGTAATGTAGGAATTGGCAAGCTTTTTCCTTTTTTCGGTTTACGGATTCCGCCCGTTTCTTGAACATCCATAAAAGGCGTAATTGATCCCGTGACCGCGTTGATTTTATCGATATTTGTTTTTGGATTTGCTTTCCAAAACTTAAGACCATTTTCAACGTATTTATTTCTAAGCGTGAATTTCTGTCTTAGGTTTTTTTGGCTTGCGTAATGGGCAAATCCGGCCACTTGATTAAGAGTTTCGGCAATAACTATAGGATAGACTTTTTCACCTAGCTTTTTGAGTTGCTTTTCGTATTTTGTCCATTCAGCACTATGACCTAATGACATTTTTTACTCAAATCGAATTGCAAAATATGCTTTTAAAAAGTCGAATTCGATGACGATGAATTTTCCGAATTCCGCTTTTGTCATTATTCTGAGGCCAAGAAGAATAAAATAGCAATCTTTATCACCCCATCCAGCCGAAATTGAAAAACGTTTGAAAAATGAGATGATTTTTTTACCGATAAACTTTAAACAATTCCATGCCCATTGACCGATTTTTTCAAACCAATAGGCTAAAAATGCAATTATTGATTTCATGTGCTTCCTTCCTTTGCATCTTGCGATGCTTTTAATTCCATCTTTATTTTTTCGATCTCTAAAACATAATCAACGATTGACAGCCATATGTCAAGAGGCATTTTAACCGTGTTTCCGTCAAAAGTCACCGATTCAGAATCCGGGAATACCGGAAATTCAATCGCATCAACTACAACGGAAACGGGATCAGGGCCATCATCTTTTGGGCAGGTTACGCAGGACATATTTTGACTTATCAAAATTAGCGACAGGATCGCTAGTATGATAAGAGTCTTTTTTTTCTTCTGTTTCATTTTCAATCCTTTTAAGATCCGCTATAAGTTTATCCCGACGTGTAATCGTTGCCCGTAGGCTATGCGTTTTTTCCATTTCCGATCTTAATTCACCGGAAATGGAATTATAACGTTTAAAGAGAAAAACACAGACCATCGTGATTATAATTCCGTAGATAACGGAAATACCGATAATCCAAGCGGTCATTTGCTTTTCTCCTTCTTTTCTTTTTCTTCTGTCTCAACTATTTCAAGCGTTGCTAGATTATCTGGATTGTCATGATTCCAGCTCTCAAGCGTTGCTTTTGCTGCGGCTAAGTGAATATCTTCTGGATTTTCGATAATAGTTTTTTTCCCGTCTTTGATAAAAATTATTTTTTCGATCATGCAATGTACCTTCCTGCGTGTCGATAAATGTGAGATGATGCGAGTGGTGAATGAGTCTCTAATCCTGTTCGCGGGGTTCCGTTGACTCCGTCAGAAATAGGATTGGTTGTTGGAGAATTAACAGCGGTTGTCGGAGTTGCCGTTCCGGAAGAATCCACGACGATGCGCTTAGTAGATCCTGCACCCTCTCCTCCTTTCTCATCATGTATATGACCTTGCATAAATCCACGGCGTCGAAGTCCATTCAACATATAAAAATTTCCATCGCCTTGTCCTGATATCGATAAACCGCGCATTGAGAATTCTCGCGCTGTTGTATCCGATCCTGCAATTCTAAACGGATAAAATTCAACACTAGCCGTAATAGATCCTGATGCATTCCCGGCAGTCAACGCGAATTTTATATAACGATTAACCGAGTCAACTTCTGTTATCGCATATGTTCCAGCCGTCACGTTTCCGATTGCAGACGCCAGTGTCACCGTACGCCAATTTGTATATGATCCATGTACATTTTTATCTTCGATAAGCGCATTCATCCATGCAATATTGGCCGCCGTATTTGATGCAGTGAGAGTTACAACATTGGCAGCGATCGCCCAATTTGTTATAGGCAATGCTGTCAATTCCCCTGTCAGCCCTTCCATAAATATTTGTTTTCTCGCACGCAACCAAGGCACGAGTAGCGGATAATTCGCTGCCGCAAGAGTTGCCACGGAATCAAAACTTGTAAGACAAAATCCGGGGAAATATGTATCCTGATTCGCAACGGAGAATCCAACTGGTGATTTTTTTTCTTGTAAAAAATAAAGCTCTCCAAGTTCTTTCCCGTTTTCTTTAGTGATTCTTTTTACTGCTTGCAAAACTTGAGTTGCATCGACAGAAGACAGTGTTAATCCTGCCCCTTCTGCTACGTTACATAATTCGTTTTTTTCAAGATTTCTATCGGCAGCGATCAAAAGAGTGCCGACGATACCACCTGAAGGATTATCGTCTACGTAATTTCCGCCAGACGATCCCGGCGCGGTTGTATGATTCATTATTCTTCCCTCCCTGTTATTCCTAATCCAACGCGACAAACGCCGCATATCGCAATTTCTCCGTCAGTCGGAGAATATGAAGTTTCACCTCTTCCACAAATAGCGCGACCAGTAGATCCAATATAGCACCGCGCAACATCTCCATCATAAATAGGCCTCACATTATAAATTGGCTCACAATGCAATGGCGCTATTCTTGTTAAAATGCTTTTTACCTGAACAATATCGGATGAAAAAGGAAAAAACCCTAGAACGGTAAACGATGCTATAAGCTCCCCGGATTCTTCATTTTCTTCGATATAAACATCCGGGAAAGATTTATGGATAACTCCGTTTATATAATCAAGCGACTGGCCGCCGATTGACGTATACATGGTGTTAGCCAGTGATCGTTTTTCCCATAATGTTGCATCATCATTAGCCTTTATCCCGAGAGCATCGAGCCATTCATCAATCAAATTAGTTGCCGTTAAAGGATCGGCTTCTATTAAAGCATTTTCAAGATAAAGTTTTACTCTTTCTTTATTTAAAGATGCCGATTCAATTGATTTTTTTTCGTCTCCGACTATTCTCCAAGCTTCACCTTCTGGCAATAACGATTCAATCGCCTTTAAAATTACGGCCATACAATATCTGCCAGTTTTATAATTTCGGAATCTTGCAAAGTGTACGCTTCAATATCTCCAGGAACTCCGTCAATTGTCATAGCCATCGAAATGCTATTTGCCCCGGCTCCTCTTGCTTCTGCATAAAGCGTCGATAATGATATGATATTTGTCGGATTCGATTCATCTGGATATTGCAAAGGAAAACATGTTAATAAATAATCATTAATCGCTAATTCAATCGCGGCTTTTGTTGCAACGTTATCAGGATTAATAGACGATACCGTCAATGTTATTTCTCTTTCCGTCATGGCTTCGGCTGATACATTTGCACAAAGCGGCTTTCTGCCCGTATCGTTTAGATATGTTTCAACCTCTGCCAATTTTGGAGCGGATGGAATCCTGTCAGTTGTCAATGATTGCAATGGATAAACGATAACATTATTTGGCCCGTCATTAAAAGCAAACGCCTTAACGATACCGGCAACTTCGAGCGCCCATTGCAAATAGTCTGGAGTTGCCCCGCCTTGAGGCTGTTGAGACATTCGAGATATTACCCTTGATCGGTAATCTTCGATTTCTTCGGCGTCTTCTCCTTCCGTTGTCGTGCTTGTAATTGTTGCATCATCATCAACGCCAGCCAATGGAGAAACAAGAGAAACAGATCCGCCGTTATCAATATTCCCCGCAGATCCAAGAGTTAAAGATTCGATTTCAATTGTAGCCGTTCCTGTTGCAATTATTACGTCATCTGACTGACTATAAACAATTCCATTAAATTGCCAAAGCGTACCGGCTGGAATTATCGTGTCATTTTCACCCGTAGCCGTTGCCGCTAAAATTGCAGAAGTAGCCGCCGTCCTGGTTATTCCAAAACGTCCACCCAAATACATCAAGGCCTCTTCATCTTGTGTTTGTGGAAAAATCTGCTTGTAAAGCCATTTAGCGTATTCGTAAATTCCTGCATCGGATAACGAATCAGACTTTGCCCATGTCCGATAGAACGATTTAGCGACAGATGGCATCGTTTGCGCAAGAGCTGATTCAAAGTCGGCTATTCTTTGCGCGTAAATTTGCGCAGGCGTCGGAGTTGTAATCATGCCGCCCCCTCTCTTATAATCATTTCTGACCAATTAATCGTATAAATGAAACTGACTGATTTCTCATTTTGTTCTAGTTTGATTTCTATCGCAAGGAATCCTGTTTTTGGAATCTCTGCAATTACTGAAATTGACTTTACAACCTTGTCTATAATCATCCAGTCAAGCGACTGTTTTGCATAGGCTATGGCGTCAAGGCGCGTCTGATTATCAAGCCGACGGGATAAAATCTGTTGAAAATCAGCATTATATTTTTCGGCCTCTGATTCTGCCAATGAATTACCGATCCAATTAGGCCGCGTAAATAACGACAAAAAAACCGCGTTTTGAAGTCCTGTGTCCATATCAGGCTGTCCGTTGATTACGTTGAAATCAACGCCGTCCTGTGTTTTTATTAATTTAGGATCGCCTTCGCAACAGATCAATTTCAACCGCCTGTTTTTAGAGTGCTTGTAGCCGCGCTCGATATATCTACTGATAATACACCGGGAGCCCCTGCCCCGTCAAGTTTTGTTCCGAAATTTAAATTTAATGCCGTAATAAATGTTTGTAATGCCGTGTTTAATTCCGCATGAGTGACGAATGTTTTTGATGATCCATTTAATTCTATTGACCCGTCCGGTTTTAGATATATTTTTGCCTTAAGCGTTTTTCCGTCCGGAGTTGTCGAATATAGAACGGTTCCGCCTTTGGAAACCGATATATTCAGCGCGTAATTATGACCGGCGATGCAAACGGAATATCGCCCACGCCCGACTGGAATCATAATCGTCCTGACATCATCGCCAGGAGACGCCAATATTCCAGGGTTTTGGTAAAGCTCTTTTTCTACCGTTTGCCCTGGTACACCTTCACCGGTAATAACTATTGAATTCCCTGGAGCGTTTCCTAGAGTTTTTGACGTTGCGTTTTTAATTTTTAATAATGTATTGCTAATTATTCCCATGGCATAGCCTTCGGCATTTCTCCGGAATATGTCGATAATAAAACAAGCCTCATTGAAGTTGTTTTACCTGATGGATCGATTGAAAATGTATCTTCGGCAATTAAAAACGGAGTTTCATTATAAATATAAATTGATGGCGCTTTTAATGTGATAATCTGGCCCGGTGAATATAAAGCACCGGACGGAGTTCTAAACCCGGCCATGATAATATTGATTCCAAAACTTGCCGCCAACATTTGAGCGCGTTTCCATTCAGCGGCTTTTATGATATTTTGTCCGTCCGTTTCCGATCCATTTATAATTATAGGCCTGTATTTTGTAATAAAATTGTCAAGAGCAATTCCTTGGATACTATTCCCGCCGTCCTGTTGAGTATTTACTTTTACAATCGAATGACGCGACTGTCCATCAAATGACGATGATCCTGATATAAAATTGTCTTTTCCTTCAATTATGCTTTGAACCGGAGCGGCTGAAATATCTGGTTTAAATATTAATAAATTACCATTGATATCATTTGAAATTAATAATGAATTAGCTTGAGCTAGTCCTGATAAAAACTCAAAAGGCGTTTGCCCAGGCTCTAAAATAGCCTCAATAATATTTCCTGAATTATTCAAGCAATTTACGGAAATGCCAAAAGATGAGCATACTGCCGACGCGATATCTTTTAAAGTCATATTCCTAAATTGATAGCTTTTTCCGTCATAGGAACAATCAATCAAAACGCCTGTTTTGCTTCTCCCTTGAATATTGACATTATTTCCGCTAGTGCTTAAATCAAATGCAGGCGTATCGATATTTCCGGTAATTATCAATTCATTGTCAATTTTGACTTTGCACTCTTGATACCAATATGGCTTGAAAGCCGTTTTTATTTCTTGATTATTTGGATCAAACGCGGCCATAAATGAAAACCCATCGGCCCCGCTTTCTAATGCTCTAGTAATTGTTAATTGTTCCCATCCTTCAAATATTCTTCCGCCTGTTTCAAGTGTCACTTTATCCAATACGTTTAAATCAGACATAAAAAACCACCTGACGGCCAACTGGTAAAATTATAATTTCATTTCCTTTTAGTTTATTATCAGAAATAAACTTTTGAAGCTTTGAAATATCTTTATAATATAACCAGCACATTTTTATAGGCGGTATTTCAGATTTTACCGTAATGACTATTTCAGTTTTTAAATTATAAAGATTATCTAAAATATATCTTCTTGATGTAATTAATGATTCATTGATTCCTGACATTCCTTCAAAATCAAAAACATATCCAACAGAATTACTTGCACCTGAAATACAATCGTTGACGCTCTGCTGGATAGTGTCAAGATTTTCTTCGATTGCGATTGCATCGGGCCGATTCTCTAGTATTCCATCGGTTGAAGATTCGGAAGCCCCGGCGGAAAGCCCAAATAATAACTGGCAAGCCGTGACAATCTCATTCCACGTAGTTCCTGCGGTTGCCACGGCTTCATCGATTATATTTTTATAAGATTGTATTTTTGATGATACGTAAGAAGATGCCGCCCATGGCATTTGAAAAATCTTGTGAACGTTATTTATAAACTTTTCAGGGTCTGAAAAAATCAGGTCAAGATCGTTATTAAAAGTAGTCAAAGCCGCTTCAAATTCTGCGGATAATGTTGGATCGGCGGTGACATATTTTCTCATTTCATTTGCAAACTTATCAACGATATTTTTAGTGTACGTTTTACTAGTCGATAGTGCCGTTGCCGTTTGAGTCTGAATTGACGCGACAAAATCCTTGACTGCCGTTATTACGGCCAATTCCGTAATCTGATTTATTTTATCTTTTTTTGATTCCGTACTAGTGAGGCCAGTACTTGCATCTGTTGATTTAAACGGGAAAAATTGAATTTGGAAATCAACTCTTCCAATTCCATCCGTCATGCTCTCTTTTTGCGCCCACGTCATGGGAATTACTTCAATATCGCCCCATCTTGGATGTTGTAATATTCCAGAGCCTTTTTCGGTTAAAGCCAATGCAAGAGAATCGCCTATTTCATCGCTATCGTCTCCAATTAAATAACACGAAATAGAAAACGGGGCAGGAGATTCCCCGAGATCCTGTACAATAGCCCGATCCTGTTGAGGTAGATCGTGAACGGCTATCTTTTTACTTCCAGAGCGTTCGACATCCGAATATAAAAGAGTAAATTCAATTCCTGAAGGTGATTTATATTTTAATTCTCTAATCCGATTAATATTCGGCATAAATCCCCTTTATTGTAGCCATGCAGGTTTTCCCATGTTCACATTAATATTAGGAGCCGCCGGGCCAGTCGATTTCATAGAAGTTCCTACCGGAGGATTATTAAAATTGACATCAAGAGTGTTTTTAGTTGTCGAATTGGATTGTATAGTTTGGGTCTGACTTCCTACTGGATAACCATTCGCCGCCATTTGAGATTCGAATTTCTTAGTTAACTCATCTCTTTGTGCTTTGTAGTCAACTCCGAAAAACATGCCGACTTTATCCTGGATTCCTACAAACCAATCAAATACACCTTTGAGCATATCGACGGCGGCCTTTGCGCCTTCTGTCATTCGATCCCATAACCAATTGGCCCCGGAGTCTATTCCTTCCCAAAGTCCGGAGAAAAAACTTCCTACGCCTTCCCATGCAGCCACAATAAGACCAGCAGCAAACTTGGCAACGGCAACGATTCCATCCCAAACAAATTTTGCAGCGGCCACAATTCCATCCCAAATACCAAAAAGAGAATCTTTGAGAAATTTAAAAATACCTGTCAACATATTAATTAATGGTTTTATTACAGACGATAACATCCTGACAAGCCAAGAAACGGCCTTTAATAAACCGGTAATTAATCCAAAAGCTAAATCTAAAACGGGAGCTAATAATTCAAAAGCTGGCCCTAATAGTTCACCGACTGTCATGGCGATATCAATTACAATCGGCAAAAATTCAGCAAACGCGGCCCCGATTTTATTGAGTAATGGCGCGGCGTCTGATAATGCTTTTGTCAATATTTTCCCTAATCCCTGAACCGCACTCATTAGAGTAGGCAATAAACTTGATGCAATCGGCCCTAGACCACCGAATACGCTAACAAGAGAATCGACAACGCCTGAAATCGTGTCACGATTCGCAACCATAAAATCAGTTATATTGACAACCGCATTAGTGACCATCGGCATAAATTTTGAAGCGATTTGATTTCCTATCGCTTTGAAACTAGTTTTCATATTTAAAATTTGATCGTTTAATTTTTCTGATGCGTCAAGCGTTTCAGTTCCCATAACATATCCGACACGGTGAGCCTCTTGCGCCAATTGAGCCATTCCGTCTTTCCCTTCGCCCAAAACATTGACCATTTTAATACCGGATTTTCCAAAAATATCAACGGCGATTTTGGCCTTCATCGATGGATCAGTGATTCCTTTCATTCCTTCAGCGATCATATTAAGAGCCTGGTCAGGCCCGGCGGCTTTTATTTGTTCGGCTGTCAATCCCATAAGCGATAGGCTTTCTTCGATTTCGCTTGTGTCTTTCGATAAGTTTACCGTCAATTTTTTTAGAGCTGTATCCATTTCGTCAACCGTCAGCCCTGAACGTTCACCGATATATCGAAATTCTTGGAATGCGTCCGTACTCATTCCAAGATATCGCGCGGTTTTCGCTACTTCATCCCCTGCTGTTGATACAGCTTCTGTTAATTTAAAAATACCAATTGCAGCCGCTCCAGCCGCCGCGCCAATCGCGCCAATTCCTAAAGCTATTGGCTTTGCTACCTTACCAACTGCGGAGAAACCTTCTTTCATTTTTTTTGTAAAATCGTTGACTTTGGTTCCGGCTTTAGTAACATTTTTAGTTATTAATCCAATAGGGCCAGTCATCCCGTCGAGTGCTTTAAACATTGTTGAAACTACAAATTTTGTAGCCACGGGATAACCTCCTATTTTTTATCAGGATTAAGAGCTTGCCGCTCTTCTTTACAAATCACCGCGTGCCCTTCATACCAAAATATCAATCGCGTAATTTTCATGGATCGAATTTCAGAATCCGGAAAGTGGAACCGTGAAGCCACGGCCCACTGCATCCGATCCAATCTTTCCGGCCATCTTGAATGCCAAACCGCACTAGATGGCCCCGTTAGAAAAAAAATCCTACTAGCGCCCCAACTGTTGAAAAATCTCTGGACTTAAGACGTTCGATAACTCCGACAGGCTGGCCAGTCATTAATGAAATCATAAAAGCCGTCATCTCGAATTCTTTTGATCGATCCATCTTGTCCAGGTTTTCCATCTGCCTGACATCTGGCTCTTTGATTTCCAGCCGATCAATTGCAGAACCGTTTTCTAGTTGAACCGGCTTAATCAATTCGATGATCATTGTTTCCGTTTCTTCGTTTAGCGTAATACGCCCGTCCATTATTCCGGAAATCAATTTGTTTTTAAATGAAGGATCGATATTCTCGATCCTCCAAAATTTCAGCATCTTGTTTAGTTCTTGTTCCGCCGCTTTCTTTTCAATATTAGCCATAAGTCACCTTTTAGATTTTTTCGATTTTTGATCCGCTTACGGACAGATCAATTGATCCGTCCGATGTTTTTTTGACTACCGGGCCAGTGATAAAAACTGATCCGGAATAGACGATTCCATTGGCTTGTGTCAAAGACATTGGAACGGTTTTCCCGCTGTCCGATAAATCTTTGAGTGCCTGGAAATCTCCGTTTTCATCATCGGCAATTATGGCAAGACCTGTCATGCTTGCCGGAACTCTTTTTTGAGTTGCACCGACATTGCCATTTCCTGACGTGATTGCTTCATTTTCAAAACCGCCGAGATTTATTTCAACTTCAGATTCCGATTTGACATCGTAATTTCTACCCTCAAGGGTGAACTGTCGAATGTCTCCGCCTTTTACTGTCATAATTCACCTTCCCTTAAGCGGCCTGAAAGGCCCAATTGTATTTGATTGCAACAATCCGCAATCCGACGGAAATAATATCCGGAATCAAAATGTCGATCCTGCCCGGATTAAGCGCGTTGATTTCCGTAACGATACCGGCGACAATCGCATCGCGTTCTTTGCTCCATCCCTGGGAAATCCAGTAATCGACAAGAGAAATCGCGTAGGATTTCGCTTTGACAGGGCTGATCGCGTACGGCTTCGACGTAATCGCATTGTCATCGACAACAATCCCGCGATTAAACGGCTCCGATCCGAAAACGGAATCCATGCTGTAATACTTCGCCTGGATGTTTGTAATCGTCACGGCATAGCGCCAAGAATCATCAGCCGCCCCGTATTCGTTCGTGGTATAGGTATTCAAAAGATCATGAATATAAACCGCTCCATTAATCAATTTGAACGCCGACCCGCCGATCAATTCGATGGCGTCCTTTTCCGATCCTGTCCATTCCGCTCCGGTTCCCGGCATAATATCGTAAAGCAGCAAATCCTTGAACGGACGGGCCGGATCACGTTGAGCCGAAGCCGCGCAAGCGCCAGCAACCGATGCGGCGATTTCTGCGGGATGATTCGGGCTTCCTTCAACTGGCATCGAAGTTGACCAAGGAGAATTCCGACTTCCGAGCCATGTGATGTAGTTCGCTTTCGTGTCATTGTAACCGACGACGCCGACAAACGGCTTCTTGACGGAATCGCCGATTCTTACAACCCCGGCAGCTTCCAGAAGATCCAAAGATCCATCTTCATTAAACGGACAGACAACGAATGTATAAAACGTGTCTCCGAAGTTTGCCAGAGCCGTCGCGATTGAAGGGTTTGCAGATCCGCCCGCCATGTCTACGATTGCAAACGTGCATCCGCCGGGGGCAATGCTGGAATCTCCCGATCCTAAATCGGCTTCGATTGTAATCTGATTTGCCGATAATCCCGTCCATTTCGCGGTCAGAGTGACCACATTGTCAACGGCGGCGGCAGTGACGGGCAAAGAAGTATCCGCGTTTACAGCGGTTACAATCAAAGCCGCAATTGCGTTTGCACTCAAACCGGCGGCGATTATGACAGGAACTTTCTTCCCGGCAATGTAAAAGTTTTTTGTTCCTGCCGTTACGGTTGTTACCGCGACTGTAATCGTCCCCGTGCTTGACCCTGTACCGGCAGCCAATGGGAACCAATAAACATCAATCAAGGCCGATCCGATTGCTCCAAAAAGTTTTTGGAACATTCGATGCGCCATTGATCCAAGCCCTGCGCGGTCTGCGGCATCATCGACGCTTTCAATTTTTACGCCGACATTTTCTGTCGGAGTTTTTCCGGAATTATAATGCGCAAGAACTGCCACCTTCTGCGGAATAGGGCCAGATACTCCGGTTTTGCGAAATTTATTTTCTATAAATGTCGCCGATGCGATTGCGTTGTCATTAACAGTTTCAAACGTAATCATTCTATGATCCTCCGTATGTGTATTTTGCGGCCCATAAAGAAGCCGTTTCTTTTGTCACCGAAACCTGTATTTGATTTAATGGAACGCCTTCAATGTCTTCGGCTTTCCAGTCATTTCCTAATTTAAAAATCCATCTGCCAGCGACAACGGGAGTTTCTATTTCATCTTCTTTAGGATTAAAGAATTGCCATGAAGGCCATTCCTTAGATGATATTGTTCCCATTGGAAAATTTAAATCCGCATTAATTAATTTAAACAATCCGTATTTTACTTGTTCTTTTAAATAATAAAGACGGCTCATAGCAACGGAATCATCAATGATCGAATCGTCGCCCCTTGTATAAAGATCGGCATAAAATGTTGTTATATCTTGGCTATATAATTTTGATCCTTTCGATGCCGTATCCGTTGACGGTGAATAAAGATTTACAAAAGGAAACATCCTGCTTTCAATCGGACTGATATGATCACGGGCTACATTAAAACCGATGCCAGCCTCTTCCAATTCTTGTTCGGCGGAAAAAATCTGCAATGCAATCAAGAGATTATCTAAAGCTAAATCGTCGAATCCTCTTGATATTTTTGCCACTTCATCCCCTCTTAAAAAACATTGTAGCACGTCCAAGGCTTTTGTCAAATATCGGTTTCATTATTTTCGCCGTTATTGTTTCGCCCGTAATGTCTTTGACTGATACAGTCCATCGTGAATCAAGAACATTCCCGCCAAGCGAAGAAATGCGGACAGTCACCGACGAAGTATCGCCGGGAACTTGCAAACCAGTATCAGGATCAAAAAAAGTTCCTATCCGATTATAAATCCCGTTTACATTTATGACCGTAGCCTCGGAATATTCATCGACCGGCGGAAGTGTAAAAGTAATAGGAACCGCGAATCCATTATCGGCGTCCTCAATTACAATTTCCCCGTCCGCTTCGGCCAATGTTTTTAAGTTCATTTGTGATTCCTTAATTTTATTTCGGAATCAGGCTTTACGGTTTCGATTTTTTCAATCATTCCGTTTTCAAGAAATACTGCAATTTCTGATGCCGGAATTGATCCTATCGGGATAATCGTTCCCGCTTCAAATCTTTGTTTTCGTCTTGTCAAAGTTGCATTTTTTGCGACTCTGTACTGACTCATTTTGATGCCTTCTTTTCATCCTGGATTTTTACTTCTGGATTCTTTTCATCCTGGATTTTTACGGCCTGACCTTTCCCGATAATGATATTTGCAACGGATTCACGCATTTCGGTCTGGTATCCGTTAGGAAATTTGACTTTGATTTTTTTTTCTTCTGATTTTTGAACCGGCATATAAAACTCCTCATATGTTTTTTTGAAAGTCTCATTTTCAAGATGAGGCTTTCTTGAACGATAGAGCCTTGAATATTCCTTGGCAATTTGTGGATTATTAATCACTTTAGAAATAAATTCCTTGTGATCATGTCCCCAAAATTTAATGGAATCAAGGCCCCATTCTTGCAAAATTTCTGCCCAGCGATTAACCCAAGATGTTTTGTCAACATAACGATGCTCAGGCGCGTAAACATCCGGGCCGCCTAAATCAAAACCGACAACTTCAATTTTAAAACCAAGATGAAGAGCTTCACATATTAAAGTTGTCCCGGAATCCCTCTGCCATTTCGGCCCGACGGAAAACATTTTCCAATCAGGCCGTTTTTTAGCAATTGGCCCCGCGTAAATTTCAAAATTACAACCGTATTGATCCTTCCAGTTTTGCGCCTCTAATAAGCAAACTTGATGACCATTTAAGCGCGTCAGTTTTTCGGAAAACTCCCAGAATGCGTAATTACTAGCCCAGACATCGCCTTTAAAATCAAGAATCTGTTTTGTATACGCAAGCCGGGAAATTCCATTCCCGACAATCAATACGGTTGAATTATCCATTTAGGAGTTTACAACCTTAACGGCGAGATGAGGCAATCCGTAACCGCCATCACCGCGATAATCGGCAGACCATACCCATGTTTTTGTCAGATTCTTTTTTTCAAATCTGTTTTTCGCGGTCTGTCTTAGGGAAATGACAAGAGGCTGCATGATTTCGTTCGTTGCCAACATATACCAGTCATTGGCATCGGCGGCATCAAGTCGAGGATCGGCGACAACTACGAATTTTCCGCCAAACGGATTATAGGTATTTGTTCCGCCTGTTGCCGTAGGATCTGCGGTAGAACTTACCAGCCGATTGAAGTTATCTTCCATCGCCACGGGGCAAACGATCATGCTTCCCTTGATATTCAGGGTTTCGCCGTTATCGTCTGTGAACTTTGCCATGGCAACTTTTGCAGAAGAAATATCAGCGGCTATTTGGGCGAGAGTTGTTCCCGTACCACCCAGAAGATTGTCAATCGTTCTTTTTCCGGATGCATTCGAGAAGAAAGCTATGCCGTCAAAAGCAAGTCCGCTTGTTCCATTGATCAAAAGATTAATGGCTAAGGATTCGATATGCGACAAAAGACGCTTGGCAAGCATCGCCGGAAATTTCCCATAGATGCCGAGCTGATCATCGTCAACGTCATTTTCGTTGACAAGGATCGAAGTTGCCCAGTCTTTATTTTTCACGGCGTATTCGTAGCTTTCGAATTCTTTTGCATTCAATTCGCCAAGCCACTGTTGGACAACCGGCATCGATCCGACCCATCCTAGTTTTTCATAGGCTCCGGTCGACATGATTTCCAAAACGGCGCGCATGATTCCGGGAGCCAGTTGTCTGGCTGCGAAAAAATCGACCATCGCCTGTGCAAATTTTGCATTGAGGCCTTTTTCAATTGCGATAGGATTAAACATTTCTCAAAACCTCCTTATGCGATCCTGTCTGGATTTCTGAAATCGAACAGGAGATATCCCGTTTTGAAATCCAAAGCGCGATAACCGACGGTTTTTGATCCGGCCGTTTTTGTCATTGTTTCGTCGTCAAAGACGTAATGAATTACGCCGACATCGGTTTGAGCGCAACCAGAAACGGGAATCCATGCTTTTCCGCGTCTTAGTACGGCTCTCGGATAAGTAGACGCGCCAACCGTTTTGGCGTCGACCCTGTCCCCGTCTCCGTAGATACCGGAAATAATTCCTGCGACTTCGAGATTTGCGGCGTCAGAAGGCGCGGCAGCATATCCAGAAGTGTAAACAAGAATCCCACCCTTATAATAAATATCAGAGGCGGCGACTTTCGGAGAAATTTCTTCTTGTTCCCCTACAAATTCGATGATTCGAGATGCTGTCAATGCGGACATTATTTCACCTCCCGATAATTTCCGGAATCAGCGAGTTCAGAATATTTTTTATATTCTTCGACGCTCATTCCTGCCATTTTTGCGGCGGCCTTATCATCTTCGGAAAATCCCTGATAAGTTCCCGATGCGACATCCGGAGCATTTTCCAATGCGGATTCCGGAGTTTTTCCTTTTGCGGCTGAGGCTTGAAGGCGTGCGGCCACTTCATCATAAGTTTTTCCGCTTGCAATTGCCTCTTCCGCAATTAATGCAGTTTCCGCGTTGACGTTTTTCCAATGGGAAAAATCTTCGCGGCGTTTTCTTTCTGCCTGGATTCCTTCTTTCTTGCCGACTTCGACAGCCTGAGCGTACAGATTGGGATTTTCGGCTTTCAGTTCATCAAGAGTATTCACTGTTCTTACTCCCTTATTTTTTTTGGCCGGTAATCCGGCTGTCTCATCAACGATGAGGATATTTTTATTTTCACGACGATCAATCTTTTCATTTTTTACAGAATCAATCATTCCAGCCTTAACGGCATCGGCGGCCAACAATAAGCCGCCTCTTCCAAATTTTTTATTGACTGTTTCCTCGGATACATTTCTACCGGTGGATACTCGGGAAACAAATACTTTATGGATCTGATCAAGTTGAGCGACAACTTTTTTTCTCCCTTCATCCGTATTTGTATCGGCATATTTTTCAGGGGCATCGGTTGACGTATAAACATTATGCTTAATTCCTTGAGCTGCAAGTCCCGCGTCATCGTTGTATTCCTCACAAATAACGCCAATCGATCCGATTCTTGACAGAGGGCCTAGTGCTTCGAGTTCATCCATCTGCGAAGAAATCCAAAAGGCCGCCGATGCGCACATGTCGGAAATATATCCTTTCGTATTCAACGGAGTTTTTGCAATCGCTTGCGCAACTTCATCAACTCCCTGGACATAACCGCCCGGAGAATTAATCAAAAAATCAATTCCCATTATTGACTCGTCAGATTCGGCGGCTTTGATTGCCGATGTAATAAATCCGTATTCAGTCAATGCGTTTGCCGTATAGGCTCCGCATATATCTTTTTCAGCTATCGGCGTAAGTTGCCCGACAATTGGAATTTGAGCGCGTCCGTTGACTATTTTTAATTCAATTTTTTCGTTCCCATGAGGTTGTAAAAATATATTACCGGCCTTTGACATTTCTTCGATAAATTCTTTTTTTGCTTTTATGATTTCATCGTGAGTCATTCGGCTGGCCATGCTGGAAATTTCCGCACTGTCAATCTTGAGCTGATCGAAATGCGCTTTTTCCATCAAATAGATTTTCATCATTTACCCCCGGTAAATCGAATTTCTTTTATCTTGTCCATAATAATCGAAACATACACCGGCGAGAAACAAGATGCAATCCCCACTCCTGAAAAGATAACATCATCGATTCCAATATCAGCCGGTGCGCTAATAAATTTTACGGCAGACCATGCGGCAATCCATACGGCGGCGATAACCTGGCCGATCAATGATAACGTTTTGGCTCGTCCCGGTTTTTCTTCTACCGAGTCATCGGGCTGATTGATTTTATTTTCATCTGACATAATGCCTCCTATATCTCGTTGAATGTTCCATCAAAAGTAAAAACGGCATCATTTGCGGCGCTTGTCGCTCTCAAAAGATATTTTGTATTTGCTTTTAAGACACGTTCGGCAGATTGTCTTGATGATGCGTTAACCCTTGATACGCCGCCTGACGATCCAAGTATTTGTCTTTTCGCCCCGGCTATTTCCGTTCCGTCATTTGTGGCCGTAAACGTTCCGTAAAACTTAACTCCCAAAGCGACAGCCGCCGCCGCGAGATCCCTATTCAAATTAGCCGGAATAATTTCTCCGGATTCGCTTTCTGCCGTAATTGTAGGCCCTTCAAATAATTGGAATTGTACTCTTGCGCCAATAGAGGCCAGCTCATAAAAAAGATGAACTGTTTTAGATCCGGTTTGAATCAATACTGTTTTCGGTGATGCAATATCTAAATCAAGAGATTCCCAATGAACCTCATATAAAACGCCCTCGTGAACCCTTGCATGGGCATATTCAATTTGTCCAAGAAATCCGCTAACGTCTACATGAGCCTCGACGTTTTGGTCTAATTTATTTTTGAACCCTGTCATAATTACCTCACTTTAAAATAGCAACAAGTACGGCGGCGGCGGCGGCTACCCATGGGCCAAACGATTGAATCAATGCTGGCATGCCTTGATAAAACTTTTTCAAAGCATCCTCGACGGCTTTCTGTAATATCTGAGGCTCTTCGATATGATGCTCTATAACTTTTTGCATTTGATCCTCCAAGTCATCTGTTCTTCCAACAATTCCCTTGACTCCGTTTCCCATTACTATAAGCCATAGCTTTTCGAATCTTTTCTCAATAGGCATTTCGGGTGCAATTTTTTCAGCTTCATTCATTCATGCCTCCGTCTTTTTTGCTTTCATCATCTTCCGGATCTTCTTTCTGTATTGAATTAAAATTAGAAGATGATTCTTTTGGTTGAACTGATTTATTTGCTTCTGATAATTTTTCATTTTCAGCTTTAAGCTTTGCGCAATTATCCATGAAGTCTGATCCGTTGTATATCTGGGCTTCCCTTTCTCGCGTTGTCGCTCCGGCTGCAATGCGAACATCAGCCGCGTCGGCTTCTTTTTTCGGGTCAATTGACGGATAAGATTTTCCGATCCATGAACAATCAAGCCATGCTGCCCGAATAAGCGGGCCTCCGTCGGAGAATCCTGTCAGTTTTATTTTATTCTGTCTTACTTCTTCGGATAGCCAGGCTTCAAAAATCGGATTTAAAAATTGACTTGCAAAATGCGCTCGATCCTTTATGACCTTATTCCAAAACAAAAGTAAAGAAGCCCTTGATGCTGAATAGTTAGCATTAAAACTTTCACGTAATACTTCGATCGGAATACTTAATGACGCCGATACTGATTCCATTACCGCATCAATAAATCCTTTAAAGTTTACATTCGGCCTTGAAGTTGCGAAGCTGGAAATCTTTTCCCCGGCCTTAAGATTCTGGACAAACCATCCAGGCTTTGAGAATGTGGTCTGATTATCGCTTGAGTTTTGTTCGTTGCTTGTCGATCCGTTTTTATTTGCATTCTTTATAGCATCTAAAACCTTAGATGCGTTTTTGTCCGGTGAAGGTTCGACCCATGACGCGATGCAAGCATTAAGAACGGCGGCCTCAATTTCGGCCACTTCATAATCAGTAATCTTTTTTAATTCGTGGACAACGGGCGCAAGTATCGGCGTCCCTCTTACTGATCCCAAAATATCTGATATCATTGGATGAATTACAAAACGCTTTGAAGCTCCAAAGCATGGAATCCTTTTTGATTTTAATGTAATAGGATCTTGAACATAAATAGCTATTTCTTTTCCGTTTGAATCAATTTCGATTCCGTCCTCGATTCGGCGTCCTGCTGCTTTCACTGCATCCAAAATAATACTATTAAGCGGAGTCTGTACCTGCTCAGGTAAAATTGTCTGCATCGATAAAGTGGACATCCGACTGGAATCATCGTTATATCTGAGAATCCCGAATAATTCCCCGTCTCTCATTTCGTTAAGATTTACAAATCCCTGCAATTCGTATCCGCTTAATTTCCCAGATGCGTCCAATTCTTTCGACGCCATGAAAAGATGAAAACGTAATTCAATATCTCTGACAATTTTTCTTCTTGTTTCTTCTTCAGTTCCTACGCCTTCCAATAGTTCCCATATAGGCGTTGATTGTAAAACTAAACCGTCATTAATTACGTTATCATTTAATCGCCCTAACATAGCGCGGGCATGTGAACTTTCAAAATATGATAATCTTGATCGATCTCTTAATACTTCATTATCTAATCCCCATGCGCCTGGATATTTCATCCCGCCGCTGAACTTCGATCCGTCAAATAAAGTTGAATTTTTAAATCCGCCGTTATGACTCCAAGAGACGGCTTTATCATTCATGACATCTAATGCGAGTTTTACTTTTTCTCTAAATTTCAATTTCTGATTAATTTTAATACCTCTCGAATCTTGGGAATTCAATTCCAGACGATCCGCCTTCCGATGATATGGCGTCTTCTAATTCCGTTTCAAGCATGCTGATGGTTTTATTTATTTCTGATAGGTTTGCACGGGTGACAGATTGCTTTCCCTGGCCGCTGTCATGCATGTAGCTTTGCGCGTCCATTGCTTTTAAGCGGATCGAATATGCCGCGTCAAGGTCTGCTTGTATTGCCGTGCTTGATCTCATTAATCGGATAATACCCCTTTATAGTTTAATTTGTCAAGTTTTATTTGTAGACTCTACCAAATCCCAAAATGTCGGCCAGTCAAGGCGCTCTTCATCTGGCATAATTTCAGCTTGCAAAGTTTCCGCAATAAAAGACAGCGCGGCCATATTATAGACCCTTACGTCAAGCGCCTCATTCCTTTCCCTGACCTGTACCCATGCTAGTTTTGTAGTTCCATTTTTATTTTTTACCGGGATTCTTTTTTCAGCCGTGAGCATTTGAAAATATTTTTCTCCGTACTCAACAGGGAAATGGCAATAGCCAATAGGATATTTCCCGCCGTCTTCCGGCTTCCCTTTTTGTAAATATCCGTACAATTCAGATTTAAAAATACTTGTCTGAATATCAACGCGCTTGACAGAATATCCGGCAACGTCTCGCAATGTAAAATATTTTTTCCCATAAGAATTTGAAGATTCTCCCATTACCGGAAATACTCCAGAAGGAAATTGTTCGCAAAATTGATATACAGTCGAAGTTCTATACCCCGCATCTATAAATGACATAACTACATTTTTTCCGCAATATTCGGCAGTTATCGCCGCGTTTAATTGTTTCCATGCATCAGAAATTAAGTCATTTGTATCGCCATAAAAAACAAAATAATTAATTGACCAGCTTTCTTTATCCCGTCCCCACGCGATAACCTCAGCCTCGATTCTATCTGCCTGAACGTCGGCAGCCAGTGTAATCAATAGCGGCTTTGCATCATCTGGAATTGATCCTACCTGATAATCTTCACGCTTCAACATAATCATTGCAAACGGCGGAGCCTCTCCGCGCTCTTGATAAGTCTCACCGAGTACCGTATTAATAAATGTTTTTAATCTGGACTGATCGCCTTTAATCCCGATCCATTCTTGAATAATACTTTCCCACGATCTAAAACCGACTGGAGAATATAAAGAGCTGAGATGATAAGATCTATAATTCGGTTCAATCGCCTGACATTCTGAGCGCCATTCTCCTTTTCCTAGAAAAAAAATCTTGTCATCATTCTTCCACGGCTTCGCGCAATACTCACAAACATACCGAACAGAATCCCAAATCAGAATACCTTTTTCATCAAGATCATATTTTAAATGATCGAATTTTAATTCTTGCATTTCTCCGCAATGTTTACACGGAACAAACCATTTCCGACGATCCCCATTTTCATAAAGAGTTTTTATCCGGCTTGTCCCGTCTACCAACGGCGTAGAAATATATAAAAGTTTTCTTGTCCTTTCGAATGCGTCCGTTCGTCTTTCCGCCAGAATAAGCGGATCGCCTTCCTCGCCAACTTCCGAAGGATAGGCGTCAACTTCGTCGAATAATATTTTCTGAACTGAAAACTGCCTAAGCTTCGCGCCCGTATTTGGCCCGACTGGTAAAAGAAAACCGCCCGGGAATTCTTTCTTGCTTTTTGTATCCCCTGTTTTTCTTCCGTGTTTTTTTTCAGTCTGTGAAAATATCTTATGCGCAATCCCAGCCGACTCAAGCATGCGGTCAATTCTTAATTCGATAGCAGTCTCGGCCATTTCTTTATCGCCTGATATAAACATCATCGGGCCGGGATCGTGGTCAATCGTATATCCTAAAATATTTTCAAGGACGCCGACCGTCATGGCAATTTGAGCGCCTTTCATTATGGCTACTTTTTGAACAGGCGAATCTTCCGAAAAACAATCGGCTATCTCTTTTGCATATGGAATTACTTCCCATCTAAACGGGCCAGGATAAGGCGTCAATCCTGGAAGTAGTATTCTTTTTTCCGTTGCCCATTCAGAGACGGACTTTCTATTTATTTCACAAGGGAATATATCGTCAATCAAATCTTTTAAATAATCAATTTGTTCCTGACGGTCTTCATCGCTGACTATATTTTTAAAGCTTATTTTTTTATTCTGTGACATTTCCAAAATCTGCTTTTAATAAAACTTCTTTTGCTGCTTTTAATGCTTTGGATATTTCATCCTCAAGTAAACTTTGAACAGTCTTATTCTTTTCTCCAGATTTTACCAAGGCCACAATTCTCGGGGCCATAACTTTCGGCATTCCTAATAATCGCATTTTAATTTCCGCCCCTAGCTTTCCAATCACTTGCCTGACTAAATCTCTTTCGACCAATTCGCCGAGGCGTTCAAGCCGTTTTTGTTTTACGCTCCGAATCTGCTCACGCTTATATCGTACTTCTGCATCTGCTTTTTTTAGATATACCTGTGAACCATCATCAAGATCTGAATCGTTATTGTCAACTATTACCGTTTTTACTATAGCTTTTTTTTCTTCTTTCTTTTTTTCTTCATGTTCTTTTTTCGATTTCTCTTTTTTCTTCAACGGTTTTTTTTTAGTTGTATTTTTATGCGTGTATGTTTTTTTATCCTTACGTGAATCAATCCATTTTTCATTTACTGGATCTTTTTCGTTTATATTTCCATCTGAACCACATTTCAATCTTCCTTGCTTGACGGCCATTGTCACGGCTGCCCTACTGACTCCATATTTTTTTGAAAGATCCGCTTTTGTTAAAACCATAAAGCCCCCAAGTTGGATATTAAATCATTAATAGCGATTTAACAAGTCAAATCAATATTGGTTAACTTTGGAAAAATTGCTGCATGATGTAAGAGTTTCGGGGTCACGCAGACAACCC